CCCAGAAGCATTCAAGCGAAGCATTGCAGAGCAATTTACATACGAACCAAGAACTGCTGGTGGTAAATTTGTTTCAGAGAAGATTCTTGCCCCTATAGGTGGTGCAATAGAATCTGTGGCGGGCAAGGGTGGAGAGCTTGCAAGGAAAGGATTGGAACTTGCAGGAGTAAGTCCGATACCGGCAGAAATTGCTGCTGGCGGAGTAAAAGAAGCATTAATGCAAGGAGTAGGATTTGCTGGCGTAAAGGGCGCACCTAAAGCGGCTGGTATTATTGAATCATCAAACGCTGCTAAATTGGCAGCATTGAAAGAAAAGTTATCTTTTGAGGCAAAAGGTAACCGCATACTGAAAGAAGGTAAAGATATTGGTCTTATTGGCACTGTCGGAGGAAAGTCACGCATTGCTACTGGCTATGCAAATCCAGAATATTATATTTCAGTAAAAAACACACAAACAGCTACAAAATCTCTTGCTGATGAAGTTGGAATAAAAGGGGCAATTACTGATGATGCAGTAGCGTCAAAAGTTGGTGAGCTTTCTCAAGATTACGCAAATGTATCTAAAGCTCTTGGTGTTAAAGTAAAAATAACACCAGAGTTCAAAAAAGATGTTGCCTCTATGATGACCGATATGGCTAACAAGATGAAACAGAACCCTACAGCATACAAAGGGTTTAGTGGTGTTATTGACGATCTAAAAACACAGTTATCATTGAAGGAAATGGATTCTGCTATATTGATGGATTCTATTCGCAAATTTCGTGAAACAGCTCGGATTGCTGAAAAGCGTAAAGAAATTGGCATGGTAGAAAAAGAAGCTGGAGAGGCAAGTTATAAATTAGCAAATATGTATGAGAATATGATTGAGCAAAAACTTGTAGGGAAGAAAGCACTTCTTGATAAATTCCGCGATTCTCGTACAAAACTCGCAAAACTTCACTTGATTGATGCTGCGCGAATGAGTGATGACTTGATTGATATGCAGAAATTAGGAACACTTGTTGGAAAATATGCGAATATAGAGCGTCCGGTAACTGGAGCATTCAAAACTGTCGCTGAATTTGCAAACACTTTTAGGGATATATCAAGGCATCCATCATCCATGAAAGCTCCGGCTGGAGGACGATGGGATATACCAGCAGCACTTGCTGGAACCACTGGTGCAGCAATGACTGGCCATCCTGCTGCTCTTATTTCTACTATTCCTGCTATTGCTCGCCCAGTAATTCATTCTCTTGCCGAACGTGGAATGCTTCAAGGAAAGACTCCATCTTATGAATTATCAAGATTACGCCGTAGCGCACCAGCAGCAACACAAGCTGGAATGCTTGGAACAGCTTTCTCGCCTTATGTTAAGGAGCAAGAATAATGGCTACTTATTTGTCTTTAGTGAATGACGTTCTTATCAGACTGCGCGAGCAGTCGGTATCAACCGTCAACGAAACACCATATTCAACGCTTATCGGTAAGCTGGTAAATGATACCAAGCGTCAGGTCGAGAACGCTTGGATGTGGGACGCATTGTCCACGGTGAAAACTGTAACCACAGCCAGCGGAACCAGCACATATACTGTCACTGGATCAGGCTTGTATCCACGGGGTGCAGATATAAATGACACAACAAACAACTCAAAATTACGCAATGTGCCAACTCAGTGGATTATTGACCGGCAGCAGTTATCGACCGTTCAGAACGGCAATCCAATTTACTACGCATGGAATGGTAACGACGGAACTGACAGCAAGATAGAACTATATCCTACGCCAAATGGCACGTTCAGCATCAGCATCAATTTGACTGTCCCGCAGGCAAAGTTGTCTGGTGATAATGACGTTCTGACGATTCCGGCAGAAGATGCCGTTGTTGCAGGCGCTTATGCCAGAGCATTGGTAGAGCGCGGCGAAGATGGTGGATTATCATCTAGCGAGGCGTTCGGGCTTTATAAAGGTATTCTGGGAGATGACATTGCTATGGAAGCCAATCGGTTTATGGAAAATGATTGCTGGAGCGCGGTGTAATGGCTCAGCCAATACAACCATTTTCCATAACAGCACCAGGCTTTTATGGGCTGAATCTTCAGGATTCGCCTATAGATATGGACATGAAGTATGCGCTGAAAGCAAGCAACTGCATTATTGATAGCGCTGGTCGCATTGCATCGCGCAAAGGATGGGCAAAGCAACATACAGCTAACACGGAGTTATCAACAAGCAATGTAACATGCATTGGTGAGCTTGTGAGTAACACTGGTACAGTTACCATGCTGTCTGCTGGTGGTGGTTACTTATACAAATTGGTCGGCACAACGCTTACCACATTGACTTATGGTGGTGGCGGTTCTGCCCCAACGATAAGCGCAAATAACTGGCAATTTGTTCAACTCAATGGTATCGGGATATTCTTCCAGCGCGGCCACGATCCGCTGATATACGACCCTGCTGTATCAACTACCACATTCAGGCGGTTGTCTGAACACGCCACTTATGCGGGCACTGTACCGCAGGCCAATACAGCCATTAGCGCATACGGGCGCATCTGGTGTGCAGATACTGCAACCGACAAGAACACGATAACATGGTCTGACATTATCACCCCGCAGATATGGACTGGTGGAACGGCTGGAAGCCTTGACTTGCTTGGGGTGTGGCCTGAAGGTGGCGATGAGATTGTGGCACTCGCCGCGCACAACAACTTCCTTGTTATCTTCGGGAAAACGCAAATCCTGATATACAGCGGAGCAAATGATCCGGCTTCAATGGTCTTGTCCGATATAATCTCAACTGTTGGATGTATAGCGCGAGATTCCATTCAGAATGTTGGTAGTGATTTGATATTCCTGTCCACATTAGGGCTTCATACTCTTGGCAGAGTTATTCAGGAAAAATCTTCTCCGATGGCTGATTTATCCAGAAATGTCAGGGATGAGATTGTAGGGCATACTGCTATTGAAGCAAATCCTGCGCTTATCAAATCTATTTATAGCACTGAAAACGCTTTTTATCTTTTAACTTTTCCTACAGCAAGCGAGGTATATTGCTTCGACTTGAGGGCGAAACTTGAGAATGGCGCAGCAAGGATGACAACATGGACTAGCAATGTTCCTACCGCATTCTGCTCAACGTCAACTGGTGTGTTGTATTTTGGCAAAGCCGGTTATATCGGAAAATACAGCACTTATCTTGATGACGCTTTGACATACAGGATGGCATACATATCGCCTCATATAGACTTTGGCGATCCCATAATGACCAGCATTCTAAAGAAGATTATCATCACTACCGTCAGCATAAACCAGCCCGTAATTGTTAAATGGGCTTTTGATTTTCTGCAAAGATTTTATTCCCAAACAGTAACCGTAAATGCTGGTGCTGCTAATGCGGCCTATTACAATACCAGCGAGTATAATTCAGGCGCAGAATACACCACGCCTGTTGCTGCTACTGTTGTTGGTGTCAATGCAAGCGGTGCTGGTAGAACGATACAAGTAGGGCTGGAATGCAACATAGATAACAAATTACTATCGCTGCAAAAGATAGACATATACACAAAACGCGGTAAATTGGTTTAGGAGAGAATCATGGCAGCTTACGTTAAAATAACTGATTTTTCTGTAAAAGATAATTTGCTGACCGGCAATCCTGAGAAGGTTGTTACCGGGGCAGAATTGGATGATGAATTTGACGCAATCGCCACTTCCAGCAATCTTAACTACACAGAACTCAATAATGCTGTCGATGCGTCATTCATCAAGTGGACATTCAACTCATCCACGACGATGGCTGACCCTGGGGCAGGCAATATACGTTTCAACCACGCAACGGCATCCAGCGTTACAGCGATTGCTTTAGATGATCTGACAAGCGGTAGCGCAGACGTGTCTGCATTCGTTGTGTCTTGGGATGACGTAACTGGAAGCACGAACAAGGGAACGATTCAATTCAAGCAAGGCAATATCTTTGCGATTTACTACATCACCGGCCTGACTGATAATGCAGGCTGGACACAGCTTGCAGTAACTTATGTATCAGGCAGCGGTACCTTCGTTTCTGGCACCGAGACTTATGCAAGCTTCTTCAGGACTGGCGAAGCAAGCGCAGATGTATCGACTGTTGCTGGTATCAGCGCTAACGTGACCACTGTTGCAGGAATATCAGCGAATGTTACTACGGTGGCTGGCATATCTGGCAACGTGACCACTGTGGCGGGCATCAGTGCGAACGTCACGACTGTTGCTGGCATCAGTGCCAATGTGACTACGGTGGCAACGAATAACGCCAATGTAACTGCTGTAGCTACAGATATTGCGAACGTGAACGCAGTGGGCGCCGACTTGCTGGAGCCGACCTCTGAGGTTAATACCGTTGCCACTGATATTGCGAATGTGAATACTGTCGGAACAGGTATAGCAAATGTAAACACTGTGGCGGGCATCTCCGCGAATGTGACCACGGTGGCGGGCATCTCGGCTAACGTGACTACGGTGGCAGGCATATCCGCGAACGTTACGACTGTAGCAGGTATTTCGGCAAATGTTACGGCTGTGGCAGGAAATGCCACCAACATCAATGCTGTTGCAGCAGATGCCACGGATATTGGCGTAGTGGCGGCAGCAAACACGAACATCGGCACGGTCGCCACAAACATCGCTAACGTAAACACCGTTGCCGGTATCTCCTTAGACGTATCCGCTGTCGCCGCGCAATTCATCGGGTGGAACTTCAGCACGACCACGACGATGGCTGACCCCGGCAGCGGAATCATGCGGTTCAACAATGCTACTCTGGCAAGCGTGACGGCGATTGCACTGGATGATCTGAATTCTGCGGCGGCGGATATATCTGCCTATGTCGTTACTTGGGACGATGCGACTGGTTCTGTTAAGGGGACTATTACCGTCAGACAAGGTACGGCCAACTTCGCGATATTTAATGTGACTGGGCTTACTGATAACGCCGGGTGGACTGAGGTTGCAGTGACGCATCTGTCAAGTTCTGGGACATTTGCGAACGCTATTCTGACATTTGTTGACTTCGATAGGAGTGGGAGTACAGGGGCTGGCATCACCGAACAAGCAACCGGCTTCACTGCAACAGGAGGCACAACACCCAAGACGCTGACGGTGGATGCAGATTTCACGACGAGCGGATTCCAGACAACAAGTTCCCCCCAATTCGCCGGAATCAACCTAGGCCATGCCTCAGACACGACATTGACGCGCGTATCAGCCGGAGTCGTTGCAGTTGAGGGAGTGACTATTGCTACTCTTGGCGCAAACACCTTCACTGGTCAGCAGACCTTTGCTGAAACGATGGACACCGTTTACACCATCACAGACGGAGCAGCATTCGAGATTGACCCAGTGAATGGGAATGTGCAGATAGTCACGCTTGGTGCTTCGCGTACTCCGGCCGCAACGAACTTTGCGTCTGGGCAGTGTGTAATGCTGGGTATCGACGACGGCGCTGCTTACTCGGTGACATGGACTACAGTTGCTCCGACTTGGGTTAAGGCAGGCGGTACTGGAGCAGCCCCTACGCCGGCTACGACTGGTTATACGTGGGTGCTGCTGTGGAAGGTTGGCGGCACGATGTATGCGGCTGAAGTAGGAAGCCCATAATGAGCGCGCTTAAATTTGCAGCGGCTTGCGGGGCGGCGGCTCCGCTTTACGTGGATGACGTTTTCAGCGCATACACCTACACCGGCAATGGCTCAACTCAGACGATCACCAATGGGATTGATCTGGCGGGTAAGGGGGGGATGGTGTGGAAAAAGGCTCGTACTGGGACATATGGGACATCATATCACCACCTTGTTGATACGGTAAGAGGTGCAGATAAAACATTATCCACCAATGTAACAGAAGCTGAAAATCCATCTTCACAAACTATCACTGGATTTAATTCCAATGGATTTAATTTAGGAACCTCTCCAACATTTAATGATTCTGCCACGTCTTTCATCTCCTGGACTTTCCGCGAAGCTCCCAAATTCTTCACCCAAGCGCAAGTAACCGTCTCCGGCTCCAACCAAACCGTAGACCTATCCAGCCTTGGCACTGTGGGAATGGTAAGAGTCAAAAGAACTGACTCTGCGGGTAGCTGGTATGTCTGGCACAGAAGTCTTACCGCAGGTAATCTTCTAATTGGTGAAACGACCGCAGCAGAAGCCACGCTCGGGCATATCACGGTAAGCGGTACGACGGTTACGCTGGTCAATGGCGTGATTGCTGATGGCACATATCTGGTTGAGGCGTTTGCCCATGATACGAGTGCTGAGGGAATTATTCAGTGTGGTTCGGTTTCTGCTGCCGGATTTGTTGACTTAGGGTGGGAGCCGCAATTTGTCATTAAAAAGCGGCGGGATGGTAATTCTGAGTGGGCAATTAGCGACACTTCTAGAATTTATAGCGTGAGTAACCACGCATGGCTGGAGGCTCAAAGTTCAGCGGCAGAATTTAATGTAGGTAGTCAATATGAATACCCGACGGCTAAAGGATTTTACAATATAAGTAATTCGGCTCAAATCTACCTAGCCATACGCTGCCCCAACAAGCCTCCCACATCTGGCACGCAGGTTTACAACGCGATTGCGCGGACGGGGACGGGTGCTGCTGCTACGGTGACGGGGGTAGGGTTTGCGCCGGATTTAATGATAGTTGGCAATAAAACGGGTGTCTCTGGTATTACTGGGCATACAGCAGATCGTCTGAGAGGACAGTATCGCGGGATTGCTACAAATCAGACACAAGCAGAATGGAATGATGTCAGTCTTACCACGGGCTTTAACATGGATGGCGTTTCTCTTGGTAGTGATGCCTTCGATGGCGGCTTGAATAAGGTGATGGCGTATGTCAACTGGTTCTTCAAACGCGCTCCGGGTGTGTTTGATATTGTTTGCTACACAGGGACGGGCGCAGCACATACCGAAGCGCACAACTTGGGGGTGGCGCCTGAGTTGATGATTGTGAAGAAGCGCAGCGCTATAGCCGGTTGGTATGTGTATCATGCTGGCAATACTGCGAATCCCGAGACTGATTATCTTGTGCTGAATACAACAGCGGCAACATCTGACCTTGATACACTCTGGAACGACACCGCGCCGACTGTCTCAGTGTTTACAGTTGGGACATCCGCATCAACAAATGACAGCGCTGTCACTTACGTCGCCTACCTCTTCGCAACCCTAGCTGGAATCAGCAAAGTCGGCAGCTACACCGGAGACGGCACAACAGGCAAGGCTATCGCCTGCGGCTTCGCAGCTGGTGCGCGGTTCATCCTCATAAAA